CAAACCGTCATTGGCCTGGGCAACATCCAGATCACTGCTTCCGATGGCACAGTCACAGGCTTGAACGTTGCTGGTTCACAAGCAACAACCTCAGGCTTCAAACTCGCTTAATACGAGATTGTATCAACCACAACCCCGGAACTTTTCCGGGGTTTTCTTTTGGCTGTAAATAACTCCATGCAACCCTTACCAGTATGGCCCACCATGTTCTATGATTTTGATTGGCCCGATCATGGCAAACATGTGGCGGGCATCAAACGAGTATGTTATAAACTCGAACAAGAAAAAAACACCAGCGGCGTGGCACCCGATGCCAAGCGTGGTCTATATGAATCTGGGTTCAATCTATTGAACTATGATGATCCTGATATCCGTGCCCTGGCCGAATGGATGAAACAGTGCCTGTTCAAGGCTGCCGCGCATGCCAATGAAAAATACTGGCCTCGAGGCATGAATGTGGTAGTCAACATACATGAATCCTGGTGTCATATCACCCGAGATGGTGGATTCCATGACATGCACGTTCATCCTGGCAGTTCATGGTCTGCCATATATTATGTCGACTGCGGAGACATGGATGCTGCTACAAAGAACGGTAGCAATCGTTTCTATAGTCCTACCAACAGCATGTGGACTGACGCTGGAACTGCCTATCTTTCTTCAAACAACAGCATAGATTTCAATTCTGAACCTGGCATGATGATAGTTTTCCCCAGCCACATACAGCACTCTGCCTTGCTGTATCGAGGCGCTCGAGATCGCATAGTGATCGCTATCAACAGCAAGATTGAAAGAGTGCAATCTTGAGGGTGAGATGCTGGACCACATTTGATATCACCATCACTGGTGTCAAAAACAATTTCAACATCAATCGGCTGCCTTTCACAGATCAGCAAGGACACAAGATACACACGCCCGAGCAGTGGCACCACAGTCGCAATCAGCAGCGGAATTGGGACACAGTGAATCAACTGTTGAGCCTCCGTGCTTTGCCACACTCGATAACACCAAGCGAACTTGACAGCACTGGAGATGTACACATCTGGGATTTTGAATTTTCACTGGACCATGAGGACGTCTTGGCCGAAGGAGACAATGTGTTTGGGGCCCTGGAACAAGACTGCCGGGGTGTGCCCATGATCACCGGGCTGGATGAGACGCCAGGGCAGACACAGGTGTTGGAACCCGGCAGCAACATTGGGTTCCAAGTGCTGCACGATAAATAAAACACCATGTCCGACACCACAGAAATCGAGAAAAAAAGCCTGGAAGCCCATGTTGAATTGTGTGCCGAGCGCTATAGATTCCTCGAGCAAAAAATAGGTCACATGGATGAAAAGATCGAGAGCCAAAGCACCGTGATCCGCGAAGTACACGACATGGTACAAACCATGGGTGACAAGAGGACCGATCAGGTCATGGGCTGGGGCCTGGCTATCATAGCCGGCCTAGTGGGCATAGTAGCATATCTACTGACCACATTCGTCATCAAATGAACGATGTGAAGATGCGCCGGTTGCAGCAGGTTCTAGAACCTGAACTGCTGCAAATATTGCCCAATTCCATATTGCCCCAAGACGACGGTTATCTCGCGTTTGGCCGGTACTTGATTAAAAAAGACAGCAATAGATGGACCGTGTGTCAGGATCGCAGAGACCCTAGAGAATTCGGATCTGCTCGCACAGCATTGAGCTGGTGCATCGCTGAAAAGAACCAGCAGTATCATGTCAGCAGCCAGATCCAGAAATTAGATCAAGAAAGATCCATGCTGGCGTCTGACATTGACACCCGGTCGCATCTACAATTGAAAATACGAGATGCTCATTTGCGCGAAGCAGTTGATGCCAAGATCAGCAACCGTAAACATAGATTGCACTGGGTACAAACGAACCTAGATAAATGGGTCAATGTTGCTAAATACTGGCAGATCCGAGGATTTAATAATGAAACTTCACGAACTGGGCGCACGCCGTCCCACAGAACAAATCGCTAAAACACTGCGCGGGCAGTACGAATCGCAGGTAAATTTTGATCGGCTTTCCGAGTCGCAGGCACGCCACATGCTGGATCGTGTGCAAGGACTGCTCCGCGAACACAAATCAAGTGTGAGCCGACATTTCAGCGAGCGCAATCCTGACTATATGAAATTGGTCATGCTAGAGCAGGCGCTGACTGCTCGCTTAGACGAGAAATACATGGGTTTTGATAAGACCGTGGCAGCCATCAAAAAAGGCGGGTCGGCCCGAGATCCTGAAGCCGTAGCAGCTGCCATCGGTCGCAAAAAGTATGGCAAGGCCAAATTCCAAAAAGCCGCTGCAGCCGGTAAGAAACTCGGTGAGCGCCGCATCATGGAAGCCAGCGAGATCCAGACAGCACAGGTAGTGCTGGCCAGCCAAGACATGGTGGATCGCATCCAGGGCATGATGGAAGACATCTCCGAGATGCAGTTCAAGGATCTACCGGCCCTGACCAACTCTATCAAGAACGACATGGGCACAGAACAGGCCAGCCAGTTCAACGCACAAGCCGCTGCGGCCTTGACCAACCTCCTGGCAGCAGTACAGGCTGGAAAGACTGAATTAGAAAGCGCACAAGGCGTGCTCACGGGCCAGGCGCCTATGGTACCTGGTGCTGATGTTGGCGCCATGCCTGCTGCTGCACCTGCACCCGGCGAAGAGGAACTAGACCTTAGCATTGACGCCAACCTCCCCGCTGACGAAGAACCAGAAGATGAGGCAGGCGCTGAAACACTGGGCCGAGAGCGCAGATAATGCAGATCCGGGAAGTCACTGACAGCCCGGATGCTCAAAAACTCTTGGCTCTAAGCCAGTTCTTGATCAGTCGGGCACAAGACACAAACAGTCAAAAAAAGATTTCGGTTGATGCTTTCATCAATCTGGCCCAGAACATGGGCATCAGCCTGACCCCGGATAATCTTGCGACCATGAGCCAACGGCCTCCCTTGAGCACCGTAATCCAAACAGTTACTCCCACCGAAATCATCTTCCGCGGCGCCGATCAGGAGCAGGTCACAGATACCATGACCGTGGATCAGGCCCAAAAGACAGTAGATACCATGGCCAAACGGGCCGTTGACATCAAGTAAGTTTCACAGACTGGTGCTCCAATTATAAATACTTGCATGAGCAAGTATGGACTTCAAAAAAACTGTTTATATTGCGGATCTGTATTCGTAACAGCACCTCGCACGATTGACTATTGTTCGCAACCTTGTAAGAATCCTCGCAATCGTCCCGGAAACACTGCTTGGAACAAAGGTCTCAAGATGACCGACGAATTTAAAAAAACAAAAATGAATCTATCCGGTCTAGACAAAGGACGGGGTTGGAACAAAGGTATGCCAAATGCAATAGCAAGGCGTAGATTTCTTGAAAACAATCCTAACAAAAATGGCCGCGTTAATAACATGCGACCAAAAAAATATGTAGATGATGAATTCTCTGCTTACAAACGTGAATGCCGCAAGGCTACGTATCGCAGCGTTTATAAGATGAAACAAGAGGGATTGGTACCTTATAATACAGGTAAGAGAAAAGATCAATTTCAATTAGATCATATAATTCCATTCCGTCAAGGATTTGAGTTAAAGATAGATCCAAAAATTATCGGCGGCAGACAAAATCTGCGTTACATCTTGGGTGAAGAAAATAGAACCAAATGGGATAGATTTCAATCACAAGATGTGTTAAAATCAGTTTTAGGAGAAGAATATGTCCTATAGTACCAAAGTAATTGATCACTATGAAAACCCACGCAATGTGGGTTCGTTTGATAAAGGAGATACGCACGTTGGGACCGGTATGGTTGGCGCCCCAGCGTGCGGTTGAGGGCGATGTAATGAAACTACAGATCAAAGTAAGCGATGATGGAATCATCACTGATGCGAGATTTAAAACATACGGGTGTGGTTCGGCCATCGCTAGTAGTTCATTGGTCACTGAGTGGGTCAAGGGCAAGACGCTGGACGAAGCCTCAACTATCAAAAACACTGAGATCGCACAGGAGTTGGCCCTCCCTCCTGTCAAGATCCACTGTAGCATACTCGCAGAGGACGCTATCAAGGCAG